AGCAATGATTTGCTCAGCCAACATGATGAAGAGAGGAATCTTTGCAATAGTGGCGGCGTCAGTACGCTCCAGATAAGACTGGATATTCTCCACTAAGGAGTCATAGGTCATTACTGCGGCAGTTGTCATGCTTACTTGCTCCGCTTTCTTGCCATTGCCATATTGTCAACCAAATTAGGGTAGGGGCGGCCTGCTGCTTTGGCTCTTGCTTTTGCTGCCGACTTTTTCTGCGGCGAAAGAGGCTTAGGCTTACCTAATGATTTTGGCCGTTGTTTTTCCCAAACAGGCTTACTTGATGCCATTTTAATCACCTCTTAAAAATAAAGATATAAGATTTTCATGATAGAAACAAAGCTCGTTCGTCAATCCGGCGCTTTTGTAAGCCCTTCAAGACTTTCCCGCCAGCCATGCAATACTTCAGGAGCTCTTCGGCAGCGCCTTCTTTATCGCCTCTAAGCAGTTTTTGGCGAAGCGTAGAACGCTGTAATGTCCCAAGACCCACGTTAAAAGCAAAGCTAACAAGGCCATCAAACATACCTTGTGTAAGATTGACAGGACAGTAAGTATGCACCCCACGCTCGAATCGTTGCAAATCGTCTCGTAAAATAGCATCTACTTCTTCTTTGGAAAACTGGCGATTATCTTCTTGCCGAAGCTGATAACCGCCTCTTTGATCGATTGGAATTTTGCCTTGATCAGGGTAAAGTACATGTCCGACTCCTATAGTCCATAGTTTTGCTGGGCACTGGTATGGTTTGTATCTTACACCTTCGTGGTGCTTGATCATCTCAGTGGCTTTAGCGGAGACGTTCATTTCCCGAATGCCCGACCGCCAAAGTGGAATGCAATAATGCTTGCAAATAAAGCTTGAGTATCCGAGTCCCAAAGCATCTCAGCCAGCTCAACAAACGTTGCCCCTTGATGCCAACCATAGGCAAATAGGCCTACATCAACAAACAAAAGCAAGAAAAAGAAACCATAAGTAATCACGGGACGCACAGATGCACGAAGGTTTTTCATCCACTGGCTGGTACCTTCATTCAGGCTTTCATCATGCGCGTAGATGGCTTGCATCTCAGCTTGTTGCGCGCCAATCAAGACTTGTTGCGTATTGGCTGCGCTTTCCGTTGCCAGCTGCTCTGACCTGATATGCTCAATTCTTTCCATGGCTTCAAAGCCGGCCTTACGAAGTTCTAATTCACGTTCAATCTGCAGTCTTGCTAAAGCCAATTCATGAAGCTTATCAGACCTGTCTTGAAAGAAGTCAAGCAGCTTAGGCAGTCCGCCCATCAAGAACGAGATTAAAGTGGATAATAAGGTTAACATTTGTGATCCTTTTTGTCTTCATTTTGCATGAGTTTGATACCAGACAGGAACCCAATCATGCCGCCAATAAGAGTAGAAAACGCGGGTGAAATCATCTTGAAGATCTCTGCGTTGTCCACTTCTTTGGCCCAAAGGCCAAGCATAAAGCTTATTACCATAGCCAAAACAGAGATGCACAGGGTGGTGCTTACCATGAGCGTGACCCACAACGTCAGCTTGTCTTTGGTGTCCATTGACACTTTCTTCACTGGTCTGGGTATTGGCTTCTTGGTCATACATAAATGTCCAGCTTACGGTTGGTAAAAATCTCAAGGCTAAGTTGGTTGCGTTCTGCCTTCTTCACATACAACTCAAACTCAAGAGCATCAATTTTGTCATCTACCTTCTTCATCTTCAGCGCCTGCTTATAGTCCTCATTTAACTTTTCAGCCCTACGCTCAAGCGCGTCTGTCTTGGTCGGCTCGCCTCCCGGCTGAACCATTGGATACCATTTGTACAAGGGCGGAATCATTTCTTTTCCCGTTCAAGTGCGTCCTTGTATCCATGTACTACCTTGTTTCTAAGCCATGTGGAATCTGCTGTGCCCGCCCACTCGGACAGGTTGTTCCAGATGACTACATATTCTGTTGATTTGCAATGGCCTGCGTTCTGATCTAACCACGCCATCATTTCTTTGTGCCGCAGGGTTGGGTCGTGAACGGTGTAAGCAATTCCATAGAACTCGCGCACATGGCATCCATTCTTGGCTACGGCTCCAACTAGCCCTAACAACAGTAACAGTACGAGCCAACGCATTTACCATGTCCCGCCCCACGCTATGAGGTAAGTACCAGCCATTATGAAACAAATGATTGCGGCGGCGGCTATGACAGCTTCCAGCCGCTTCATTTCACAACCCTAAAATCTTTTTGACGAGCTCGCCCGCGACGCCGGGGCCAAACAACACACAAACAATCACTCCATACAAGAGGTACTCAATCTTCGTCATGCGCTTGTCCCCATCGCGCAAGGATCGGTCGATACTGTTGTACCGCTCTGTGCAGATCGCTTCATGTACAGCCAATTTAGTATCCACCGATTCCATAAAATTCCTTGAAGAAGCCACCCGAAGGTGGCTCTTTTTTAGTTCACTGTTACGTCAGTCACAGCCTCTTCAGGCTTGGCTTCTAACGCATCTTTTAACATTCTGAAGAAGGCATCTCTACCTACTTGCAACTGATCCACGTTAAAGCGTGCTGAGTCCAACTTACGATCCAAGTCTGCGACATGGTTGAGCAACATCTGCTGTTGCTGGCTCATGTCTTCAAACTTGTAATCAACGCCGTCGATTGTCACAGGGGTCTTTTTTTCGTTTCCCATGATGTTTCCTTTCAATGCGCCACCAAGATCGGGTGGTGGCTTCCCGTTAATTTACGGTGCTGGTGTAGACCAAGGCAAAGGAGGAGTCACCACAGGCGGGTTAATCTGCGCTTGCAGTTGAGCCTCTACAGCCGCTTCAGTGGCTTCTTTTGAGACACCATTAGCCCATACCCAGCCCAACACTTGCTCTTGCGTGAGCGAACTGTAGGCGGTAAATGAGCCAGTAGGTGATGGCACTGAGCAAGTGGAATAGATAGAAGCGTTATACGTTCCGTCTGTTCCAGAGCAAGTCCAATGGCATATTATTACTGTGTCAGGGTTTTGCTCAGTTGTTGAGCAATTCATTGCTGTGATTGACCAAGTGATAGTAGTCATACTGTTTCTCTTTCTGCTTGAGCCGCTTGATAAGCCGCAATGCACTCAGCAGTCCAGACTGTATTGCAGATAGCAACAACATTAGCGGGAACGCCTGTCAGGTCTTGTGCGGGGGTGAGGCTTGAACGATGGTAGGTTTGGCTGATTTGATTGCCATCTTCCATAATGCGAGTTGCTTCACGATAGAGAATGATTCCGTTTTCTTGAACAGTAATCTGGTCAATTACAGTAGTTTTTGTTAAAGACATTTTGATTTCCTTTTAAGTTAAGTGTCCGATTAGCACATCCATGCTAATTAAGAAGCCGATTGGTATGTGCCAGCAATGATTAGTGTTCCAGCCGAGTCATACAGCAATTGAATGTTTGAACCACCTCCGCTAGGTACTTGATAGAAATAAATTCTAGTATCGTTATTGGTTAAAAGAGCAAGTGGGGTTGCATTTGCGGTTAGTGCTATGTCCTGAACGTAACCAAGGGCGGCGGCAGGATATGTTGTATTGTTAGCCGAAGTAAATGGAAGGCCACCAATAAATAAGTTTCCAGACCCAGTGCCAGAAGTCCAACTAACATAAATTTGAAAACTAACCAACTTTCCAACTTTTACATATGCACCATTTTGAAGGGCATAAGAAGCCGTTCCCGCAGGTGCATCGCCTTGTACAGTAGGCGTGAACGTCCCCTCCTCATAGTCATCCAAAGTATTAGCGTCTGATGATGCTGATTGAGTTGCGGGGAATTGAACACCAATGCCTGATGTTGCGGCTACAGTCGTACCAAGAGAAATACTACCCGCAGTTGCTATTGCGCCTGAGTCTGCTACAGAAAACCTATCAACACCTGCACCAGCGTTATAATACACAATGGCTTTGTAACTATTGTTACTAGAGTTTTGTGCGCTTACTAAAGCCAAAATACCAGAATTTAAACCAGTACTTATACCGCTTTCCGCATACATTGCCCATTGATTACTTGTTGTGTATGAATAAATACGACCTGCGGCGTTAGCAGACCCCACCAGCAAGTTACCGCTTGAGTCTATTCTGGCTCGTTCTGTGTTAACAGTAGAAAAAGACATTGCACCACTTGGTGAGCCAACTCTAACTACGCCAGTTGAAACACCAACTTTGACTTCAAAATCAGAACTTGTATTGTCAGTAATTACCAAACCTTGAGAATTAGGCGCAGTAACAACGTAAACTTTTGCTGTAGGATTGCTAGTTCCAATACCTACATTGATTCCACTAGCCGTATAAAGGCTTGAGGATGTGGCTCTAAATGTTTCAGAACCGTTAACATAAAAAGATAAAGGGTCATCTGAAACAATATAGTTTGCTGATGAGCCACCATTTAAAACAAGTTGTGAATATCCAGAAGTTGAAGTAAGGTTTAAACCAACATTGCTAGAAGACGTTACTGAAAGACTACCACTACCATCATAAGTAAAGCTAGACCCAGTAGCCAATGCACTAGAACTAGATGCGTAAACCACACCGCCTGATGTGAATGATGTTAGGTTTGTACCGCCATTTGCGGTGCCCAATGTGCCAGCCAATGTGACTGCGCCAGATGTAGCGGAAGAGGGTGTAAAGCCTGTTGTACCAGCACTGAAAGTCGTAACAGCCACGCCAGACAAGGTAGACCACTGGGGTGCAGTACCAGTAGAAGTCAGGAATTGACCCGCTGTGCCAATAGCAAGTTTGGACAACAACGTACCAGACGCATAGTAGGGAACATCACCCGCTGTGAATGATGTCAGTCCAGTACCGCCAGAGGTTGTATTCAACGTGCCTGCAAGGGTCACTACGCCAGTTGTGGCAGTCGATGGTGTTAAGCCACCCAAAGAGGTTTGAAATGACAAAACAGGTGCAGATGTAGCGTTTGATGCCAACAACCTAACTGTTCCACCGTTGTCCTTGTAGTACAGCTTACCGTCAGTGATGTTGATTGCCAACTCACCGTTTGCAAGATTCGTGTTAACAGGTACAGCCGCCGCAGTGGTGCTGTAGTAAAGAGATATAGGCGTGTAGCCAGTTTGTGCCATTATCGTTCCTTAGAAAGTTCCGCCAGAGATGCCCGACCATGTCGGTGCGCTCGCTCCGTTAGATGTTAATACCTGTCCAGCCGTTCCTGCCGCAGTAAACGCAAAGGCAGTTCCAGTTCCATAACTAGCACCACCAGCAGTCGCTGTTGCAGTGGAGTTTGTTCCACCGTTTGCAATTGATAGTGTACCCGTTACGCCCGTAGTTAGTGGTAATCCCGTTGCATTTGTCAGAGTTCCAGAGCTTGGTGTTCCTAGTGCGCCACCATTGACAACAAAAGCGCCAGAAGAGCCTGTATTGACAGCAAGAGCAGTTGCAACTCCAGTACCTAAACCAGTGATAGAACCTACCGCTGGAGTGATCGTGGTGCTTCCTGCAAGGGTCAATTGACCTTGAGCGTTGACTGTGAACGTACCAACTTGTGTGGCAGAGCCATAAGATGCCGCAGTAACCGCTGTGTTGGTGATGCTAAAGGTTGTACCTGTCAGCGTCAAACCAGTGCCAGCGGAGTAAGTTCCAGCACCAGCAAACTGCACAAATGTAATAGCGGTAACCCCTATTGTTCCACCTGCATTGGAAGTACATACCCAACCCGTATCAGCTTGAGTTGTTCCTTGCTCCAGAAAGGTGAACGCGCCGGGGACTTCCGCCCAAGTGTCCATATCTGTTGCACGAGTCCAAGCGCTTGCAGAAACAACATAAATACCATTGTCTGCCGTTGTACTTTGGTTTTTTACCAAACACCTATCACCCGCAACCAATGCAACGCCATCAACGGTCTGAGCACCAGATAAGGTAATGTTTACGGTAGTCCCTGCAACGCAAGACGCTTTTGGGTCTAGCCCTTGGGCTACTGCATCTACATACTGCTTAGTAGTTAGTTGTAATGCTGAAACTGGATCTTGCGTCACAGCAACAGAGGTTAAACCACCCAGCGTCAAGCTAGATGCACCCAACGCAATTGCTGTCGTTCCGACAGTCACAGACGAGTTGGTCAAGCTTGCGTTGGCAATGTTTGTCAGCGTGTTACTTGAACCACTGATCGTCTTGTTCGTCAGGGTCTGAGTACCAGTCAACGTGGCAACAGTCGAATCAATTGCAATCGTAACTGGGGCAGAACCGTTAAAGCTTGTACCCGATAAACCTGTTCCAATGGTCAAAGCATTTGTTGCTGTAGCTGTTACGGTGACTGATCCACCTAAACTAACAGAAGATCCATTGATTGTGATGGAGCTGTTGGCAAGCTGTGCGTTAGTCACCGTACCACTTAAAGCAGTAGTAGGAATTGTTGTACTAGCGGTCATGGGGCTTGTGCCATTGCCAAACACGTAGCCAGTCAAAGTACTCGCCCCTGTACCACCGCTGCTAACGTTTAACGTGCCACCTAAAACAATTCCACCGCTTGTAGGAACTGCAGGCGTTAATCCTGTTGCGCCACCACTGAATGATGTAACACCACCTGACAGCGAAAACTGGCGCCACGTGCCAGATGCGTAACCGTCAAAAGTAGAAGTTGTAGTGTTAAAGCGAAATTGACCTTCAGCACCAACAGGTTGCTGCGCAGATGAACCTGACACTACAGTCATTGCGCCAGTGCCAGGAAGTACTACGTTATTTGCAATAGTTAGCGTAGGATCACCTGCGCCATTACCATTAGCAACGCCAATCTGATTAGCAGTGCCAGTAATTTGCCTACCTGCAATTGTGGATCCGCCAACAATTGCCAACATGCCTGTGCCTGACGCATTTGCAATAGCTGCAGCAATACCTGTTAATGAAAAAGTAGGGTTGCCAGAAACGCCGCTACCGTCAGTAACAGTAATACCATTGCCTGTTGTTGACAATGTTCTAGGCACCACCGTAGAGCCGCCTGTTTTAACAATGATGCCATTGCCTGCAGACTCTAAACTAGCAGATGCGCCATTCAATCTTACTTGCAACGTAGACTGCGCACCGCCATCAACTAAACCTATGCCTGTGCCGCCTGATAGCGCACGACTGTTAGCTAGTTGTGAAGTCTGATTGACAGTTAAATAGGTATACGGTTGACTTGGCGATGCTGAAATGGCGCCTGTTGTTGTCTGCACCGTAACGCCATTTTGAACAATAGGCACTGACTCGGTGCCTGTGATTGCACCAGCTGCTGGTAGTTGCGTAATTTGTATATTGGCCATATTACGGACTCAGGTTATCAAGGTTGCCATTAGTCTCTGGATCATCGGTATTCTGCTCCGGAGAGATGTTGTATGTATTGTAAGGCCCAGTGATCAGCGAGTCTTGGTTTGCAGCTACACTGACATCAGGCCTAGGGAATCTAAGCGCAATCTTTTCAGGTTGCCGCGCAGGTAAACGGTATGGGTCAAACTGATCTCTGCAGCCATTACCACAGACTTTTAAGCCCGGGTTATTGCCATCAGGTCCCAATTCAACGTACGCTCTCTTCATGTGACAACGGTCACAAATTGCAATACTTAAAACAGAATTGCCAAGAGTGTCAAGCGTACGTGGCATACTTACCTCGTATAGTAACTAATATTCGGAGCAAAGTAAATCGGACTTTTGTCTCTTTCTTCCTGCTCAGCAATATTCCAATACTTTTCAGCTTGTCCTTCAAGATACTGTATACGCTCACCGGGGACTGTAGGTAGCTCCATAGCCATTTGATGCGCAAGCATGTTCTGAACGGCAAGATACCATCTCTGGGGAATTTCTATCTCACCTGATAAGTCACCTACATCCTGAATTTGCCGATGTCTCCAGACCACGATTTGTGGCGCGAATGACTGCGGTGTAGGCCACAAGTACATTGCAGGCTGAGGAATGTTTCTGTCAAACCAATATTGCAATGGGTAATTGCTGGTGAAGTTCTTATTAGGCAAGTTCGTGTAGTCATCACGATTCAAGCGTGCAAGTGGAATTTCCGTAGCATTTGAGCCAAAAACCACTTGATAGACACCCATATTGGCGCCTGCTGTTTGCAAGATTCTCCAATATGGCGTGCTTGCTGAAGGATCCAAGTCGTAGTAGATCCACGTGCCCGCAGTCCACGTAGTCGCTCCAGGGCTATAAACTGTTGTCCAGCTGGTCCCGTTTGTAGAAGACTGAATTGAGAGGGTCACTGAGCCGGATATTGCTGGTAGTATACCCACGGTGCCGACGTAGATGTTATTACTGGACCCGTTACTAATACCAATATAGCCCGTATTGTTGGTTAACTGGCAAATATTGGTGTATTGCCCATCAAAAGCGTTAGCAGCATTGCCAGAAGAGCTATACCCGCCATTTGTATTAGCGGTTACAGTTCTATAATTTGAATTTAGCACATCTACCGTGCCAGTTGGCAAATAGTAAATATACTTATCTGGATTAAGGCCAAGAACTGTCTTGTCAATACACCAATACTGAATCCCACGATTAGCAAGATTAGAAAGCAAGTAATACAGACTGTCTTTTGATGCTTGTACTTGCTCGACCGTCAATTCCTCGGCCAGCTTGCCGGCGCGCCGAGCGCCATGATCAATTAGATTCTGAACCGTGATTGTTGTTTGGCCAACTGTTCCACTAGTGCTCATACATTACCACCCAGGACAATTCCAACGTTTAAGAGATGCGGCCTTACGAGTAAGCTCGCCTTTTTCATCGCGCTTAGGCCCCGGCATTCCAGACATTCTAGCGCAGAATGAGTCCTTACGACCTTGATCAGCTTTTGTTTTTGGGTTAGGCGCAGGCGCTTTAAGATTGGCGCCAGTTGCGCGATTAAACTTATCGCGGCCTTTTTGTGTTAATCCTGCACCCTGACTTGTAGGCAATTTTTCGCCTTTAGTCACAGAAAGACGAACATCACCGCCATCTTTCTTAGCTGCTCGTTTTACAGAGTACGCAATGGCAACTGCTTGCTTAACCGGCTTGCCTGCCTTCACCTCAGCTGAGATGTTCTTCTTAAAAGCTTTATCAGATTTGCTTTTAATCAAAGGCATGATTAGCCACAGAAAATTGTTACTGCAGCCGCTGTTGGCAGCGTAACATGAATATCGGTGTTAAAGCGAATACCATTGCCGGGTAGCAAAGTAGAAAATGGATTAGTTGGTGTGGCAGAGACGTTAACTCTTAAAAGAACAGTGCCAGATGCACCACCATCGCGAAACACAATTTCACCAGCCGTCCCGCCTGTCAATAACTGGTAGCCACCAAGATTGGTAGCACCAGCATAAATTGTTCCTGTTGCGTCTCTGTGCGCAGCGAATACATTTGTTAGTGTGCTCATAATAAATCCTTAAAAGGAAGGGGCCGAAGCCCCGACCTTGATTAGCAAGAACCGCCGTAAGCTTTTTTCATCTTACCACCGGTTTTGTACTTTTGAATTACGCCACCTGTAGCGTACTTCTCAATTACTCCACCAGTTTTCAGACCTTTATGAGCTTTAGACGCAGACTTATCTGCATGAGACTTAAGATCACCTTTAATGCCTTTAATAGCTGACATCTCAGCTTTATGCATCTTAGGAGACTCTACCTCACCGCCCTTTTTACGCATCATTGGCGCAGGCATTGCACCGGTTTCCATACGAGTGGGGATGCCACCCATACCGATACCGCGCTTAGGCATGGCAGGAGCCATGCCACGGCGAGCAGCCATAGGAGCGCCACGTGCAGAAGCTTTTTCAGGGATAATTCCACCCATAGCTTTCTTTACTGTGCCGCCTTTTTTAAGCTTCAGTTCAACTGAAGGCTCAGTGGTCATCATCTTAGGCATTGGTTTAAATTGACCCATGATCGTGCTCCTTAAACTTTCTGAGCATACACAACCGTCAGACGATAAACGCCTTGAGTTGTGCTGATCGTGCCGTTAGGTGCAATAGTCAATACGACGTTGGTGTTAGTACCAATGTCTGACATTGCTGAGAGTTGAGCCGCAGTAAATGTTAGTGCCGCACGACC